CCGTACCCTCATTCCTCGACTTTTATACTTGACAAATGATAGCTATTAGCGACCTTTTGCTATACAGTAGGCTCAAACAGATCAAAACTTCTGTTAGCCCGTTCTTCTTCCTGAATTCTCTTCAATTCTTCATCTATTTCCTCTTCGCTTATATATCCAGCCCTCTGAATAGCTGTTCTCTGGCTCATTATCGGCTTGCCTCCTGTGGCTTTAGAAAGGTTCTCTATGTCTGTTGTTTCGCTGTTCATAACAAACGGTACAATTTCATGTTCTACCTCAAGCTCACCGATAGAATCCTTCCACTTAGCGTTCATCAATCCCAAGAATGCTTTAAGTACATTACCTTCTCTGCTCAAGAATTCGATAATATCCCCTTCTTCTTCTCCAACTTTTAAATGAGCATCTATAAGTATTTGTTTCCTGGATTCTTCTGTTAGCCCTATACTTGTTATGTCTTTTAGTGCCAAAGAAGGTAATTGAAGCTCCTCTGCTATGTTATTTTTAAGCATATTCACAAACGAATCTACAGACTCGTGGTCAACAGGTGGTTTAACGTAATCAACATCACCATCGTTTTCAAACTGATAAACCTCTCTGGAAACATCGCTCTGCGGTGCAGGTGTATCTATAAGCCTTCCCTTAACCTTCATCACAGGAGCTGTATTCCTTCGGATAATATCGCTTTGTCTGGAAAGTGTGTACTCTATTTCTCGGATATTGTTTGTTTGGTCTTCCCAAATAGGAGCAGAACGGTTGATATAAACACCTTGTATTTTTCCTATTGGTACTTTAGAAACACCGTTATCTATCCATACACCATCTACCTTTTTCCATGAATACTTTTTCTCGCTTGTGTAAGTCTCAAAGTAATAGACCTCCTTTTCGTCCTCTTTGTGCATAAATTCTACACTTAGCGCAATCATATCTCCATATTCGTCGAATAACGGATATATCTCCGCTTGCTCCAAGCCAGAGAATTTCTCGTCCATCGGCGAATAGGTGACCTGACGGAGCTTGTATTTTGAATTGAACCCATAGTAGTTGTTATCCTGCTCTACTACGTACCAAATAGTTGCCATCTCGCATGAAGCAAAATACGCCTTAAAACGTTTCTTGTTTAACGAGTCTATCCTTGCTTTATAATAAAGCCTTTCTAACGCTTTTGCTTGCTCCATTTTAAGAGAATCATTACCATGTTTGTATGTCCTCTTGACAGGTAACGTAAAAGCCATTTGGGTCATCCTACGTGTAGCGAGCTTCTGCATACCATACGTTATCCTCGCAGCCTTAACACCTTTTCGGTCTTTACGCTCAATTTGGTCTGTCATAACCTCGTGTTCCATGACGTCATATTCGGAACGTAAATCTTCCCACTTAGGGACGATTACATTTTTTTTCTTCAGCGAGCTTATTATGTCGCTAATGTCTGTTTGCTTAAAAATTTCTTCTATCATAACCGTATTTTTTAATTATCTAAAATCATCAAGTAATTGTTGTACATTTATCGGAGTCCATTCAGGATAAAACGTGTTGGCAAGTGCATCGAAATAATCAGGAGACCTTTTTAGCCTCTTTTCTAATTCTTCTTTCGGTTCGATTATTATCTTGCCGTTAGACTGTATTTTCCATTTTATCTCTGTAGCCTCTTCCAATAGTTTATCGTTATAAGGTAAAGCTGCATTTGTTTTGTTTGCAGGGTCAAGCCAATCCCTTACACACCAATAAAGATATGCTTTCAAATTTGCAAACTCCCTTACTCCTGTTACATCGGATAGTTTATTCGCTCCTTCTGAAAATTTACACGAGTACACATTCGAATACCCTAATTCCACAAGTCGTGAATAAACACCCGCACCTTCTCCTATCGTGTCTATAAACACGTCGTATTTTTTCTTTAAATAAGGTACAATCAGCCCCGCTATGTGCATGTGGTCTGCCTTACCCGCCGACTGATGAGCAATAAACTCCTCAACGTAATTTTCCGTCCTGGCACATAACACGCTTGAATCCCTTCCCATACCTGCCACATCTACGCCGAGTTTTGATTTTCCTCTCGGTTTTTCCATTTCCTCCCATCTCCTATTAGCGGCTTCAATCCATTCATACGGAATGAGAACGTCCTCTGCAACCTTCGGGAACATTCCGAGTACCTTAACCCTGAAAAGGTCATTAGGACGATACATATTACCTTCCCAAACAAAATCTCCATCACCTTCGTTAAAATCATCTTCCGTTATCCTTGTGCACCATAGCTCTACCTTATCTTTCACCCATTCATAGTTAACCTGTCCAGGATAAATAAGTTTTTTCTTTACAACATTTTCAGCATTGAGAGAATTCAATCTGAATTTCTTAAACCTTTCGGACTTCATTGCTCTTGCAGCATACCCTGTCGTCACATTCGGATTGAAAACAATCAATAACCTTGAATTTCCCTGTAAGTTACCCTCGATAGCGTTAAATATATCTTCCGATATACCTGACGCTTCAGTAACTACGAACATTGTATTAACTGCGTGAAACCCTGACCACGCTTCTGTGTTTTTATCATCTGCCTTAAAACCTGTTAGAAACCATTCTTCATAATCTGTTCTGATGTCATTAGCCACCAGTCTGCCCGGCAACACTCGTGCTTGCCTGAGCAATCTCCTAATTTCTGGTGTCATGATATTAGTAACCTGCCTCCCCGTAGGTGCTGTTAAGGCTATCTTGGTGTTCTCAATTAAGTTCCCTCTTTTATCAAATTTTGGCGTCAAATACATAAAACATAAAGCAGCACATGCGGCGACATAATCTTTTCCTCTCGATGTGCCACTTGCTACGGCTGTTAGCGGATTGTGCTGTACAGACGTTATAATAGCTCTCTGTTCTTTGTCTAAATTAGCTTTCAATACCTCCTTACAGAATAAATTCCAATCCGATTGCCATTCTTTAAACTTCTTTATGTACTTCTTATTCGCCATCTTCTTCAGAAGTAGCAGACTGCATTAATTCCAAAAATGGATTTATCGTTACATCGTGTTCTGTTCTTTCAATATATCCTCTATTCTTGCCTTTTGTTTTAAGGAAAAAAATTAATGATGTTTCTTTTCCCTCTCGTATATTCTTTAATAACATCGACTCCGCAAAATCGATGTTTGACTCTAATATATCGTCAACTGCTTTAGAAAATTTCTTATCTGTTCTGCGCCATCTATAAAACGTCTCTCTTGATATACCCATTTCCCTGCAAGTCGCTGATATGTTTCCCATTGTTTTTTCATAAAGACCAAGCGCAATTTTCTTTTTTTCTCTTACTGTCATTTTCACCCTTGCGCTATCATTTGGGGCTTTTTTTTTATTTGTCATTTCTTGTAATTTTTTAAAGATAACGTTAATCCTTCTTTTATTCCTTTGTAATCCAAAGGTACAATATAAACATTTTCATCGACAATTTGCTCAACCTTGTCGTATTTCAATGTTTCTGAAACATACTGTAATTTATTCAATTTCACATGATTACTAACCTCTGTGCAGAATTCCATTACTGTATTCTTAACTGGGTTACATACATTTATCAACTCTAGACTTGTGCTAAACGCAAAAATAATACCATCAATTATATCCGATATGTGTGTAAAATGTCTTACATTTTTACCGTTGTTATATATTTTAGGTTCTTCTTCGTTAAGCAGGTTATACAATAATGTACCTTTTCTTGGCTTATCAGAATATACGTTATGAAACCTAATCCCTGTAGCCTTATTGCAATATATCTTTGCGTACTCTTCATTAAATTTTTTACTTATACCATATAACGAAGTTATGTTAGCAGCACATGATGAACTTGCATATATGAGTTTTGCATCTTTTTCATTAGCAAAATCGACAATTTTTTTAAATGCTATAATGTTATCTCTAATTATAGCATTTAGGTTATTATTAAACACCGATGTTTGAGCAGCTAAATGTATAACATAATCAACATTTTTGTAATCGTCGGCATTTATATCTAACACATCTGTATTGTTTTTTTTGTCTATCTCCCAGACTACGTTAATTGGTAACTGCTTTAACCTTTCGATTAAAGCAGACCCTATATATCCTCTACTACCTGTTACAACTACATTCATGGTTAAGTGATTAAATCATCAAATAAGCCTTTTTGCCTTGGCTTTAATGCCTCATACTCCTCTCGAAAGAAGTCTTCTTTAGTTCTACCCCTCATCTTTCCTTTTCTTGTATGAATATCATACGTATATTCAGGAATTTGTATGGGTTCTTTCCTTACATCCTCTATCCATTTTTCTACATCTACATCCTTTCTGTCATATATCAAGTTTTGCAGATGGTCTGCATCTCTTGATTTCCTAACTTCACATAACAATATTACAGCCTTTGACACAAATATTCTACCTTTTGGGTTTTTTGCTTTTTTGTTAACTAATTCGTGTCCTTGCCATAACGCTTCGATTTCCGAAGTGATTAATCCATAACAATCTTCAGCAGAGATTGTGAAAAGTCTTTTCCACACATAATCCCTATAACCAGAATGCCATAGTTCCAAAGCAAAGAATCCAGCCACTTTTGCATCTCCCCTCCTAATTGCTTTCTGCATTGCACTGGCGACTTCATAAAAGTCGTACCCATTTACTGTTCTTAATTCATAGTTTCCCATATCTATTTTATTTACTTTATTATATTGTAAATATAAGCATAATATT